AACCAGGCTGGCGTTGTCTGCCAATGCATGGGGTGAGCCAGTACCAAAGACCGCAGCTGCAGCTGCTCGATTAGCAGCCAAGGGCAGAGCAATTCTGAAAAGATACCAAGCAAGCAAGAAAGAATAATATGGCAAAAATGAGCGTTGAGCAAATTCTGCAGCGACACAAAATAGCGCAGAACAAAAAGGATGACTTTCGCAGTCTCTATGAAGACGCCATGGAGTTTGCCCTGCCCCAGCGTAATCTCTATGGTGGCGAGTACGAGGGAAAAGTTGGCGGTAAACGCAAGATGACCAGAGTCTTTGACTCTACTGCCATCAACTCTACCCAGCGCTTTGCTAACCGTCTTCAATCTGGCATCTTCCCGCCACAGCGTAAGTGGTGCAGGCTTGAGCCTGGCACTGACATCCCCATGGATCGTAAGAGCCAAGTGCAGATGATGCTTGATATGTACAGCGACAAGATGTTTAGCGTCCTAAAGCAGTCTAACTTTGACATTGCTATGGGTGAGTTCTTGCTAGATCTCTCTGTCGGCACAGCTGTCATGCTGATCCAAAAGGGTGACGCTGTTAACCCGATTAACTTTATCCCTGTCCCGCAGTACCTGGTCAGCTTTGAAGAGGGCGCCAATGGCCAAGTGGATAACGTCTACCGCAAGATGCGTATCAAAGGCGAGTCCATCCAGATGCAGTGGAAAGATGCGGAGATTCCACCAGATCTGCAGCGTCTAATTGCTGATAAGCCAACAGAAGAAGTTGATCTGATTGAGGCCACCGTGCTTAACCTAGACCGTGGTGACTATGGCTACTACGTGGTCCATGAGAAGTCTAAGTCTCAGCTGGTTTACCGTAAGCTCAAATCTAGCCCATGGGTAGTGTCACGCTACATGAAGGTGGCTGGCGAGATATATGGCCGTGGTCCAGTGCTGACTGCGCTGCCAGACATCAAGACCCTTAACAAAGTCAAAGAGTTATTGCTGAAGAATGCCAGCCTGGCGATCACTGGTGTCTACACTGCAGCTGATGATGGTGTGCTAAACCCAGCCAACGTGAAGATCACGCCTGGGGCGATCATTCCAGTGGCCAGAAATGGTGGGCCACAGGGTGAGGCGCTTAAACCGCTGCCACGTGCTGGTGACTTCAACGTATCGCAGCTGGTGATCAATGACTTGGTGCAAGCAATCAAGCGCACACTGCTCGATGAGAGCCTGCCACCAGACAATATGTCGGCCAGATCTGCCACTGAGGTGGTAGAGCGCATGAAGGAGCTGGCTCAAAACCTTGGCTCTGCCTTTGGCCGATTGATCAATGAGACGATGATTCCACTGGTTACCAAGATCTTAGAGGTCATGGATGCTGATGGCATGATTGTGTTGCCCATCCAGGTCAATGGCTTGGAGGTCAAGGTTAGCCCTGTCTCTCCGCTGGCCATGGCTCAGAATATGGACGAGATCAACAATATATTGCAGTTTATGCAGATCACCGCTGGCATGGGTCCAGAAGGTCAGATGGCCATTAAGGCTGGCACTGCCATTGACTACATTGCCGACAAGCTCGGTGTGCCTATCCAGGTGCGTACCACTGGCGAGGAGCGTAAAGCGATGATGCAGCAAATGGCGCAGGCTGCAATGGCTGCACAACAAACTGATAGTGATCAACAACTCTTAGGAATGTTGCAACAAGACCAAGTAGCGGGAGCAGTCAATGCGTGATGAAGTCGCAAGAGCAGCTGCTATACGTGCGCTTGAAATAGCCAAGTCTGCTAAAGCGCAAAAGGGTGAGCGTGGTGACCGTGGGGAGAAAGGTGATCCTGGCGATATAAAGGTTGTCAATCACCCAGTGCCTGGCCCACAAGGTGAGCGTGGTCTACAAGGACTTAAAGGTGATAAGGGTGAACGTGGCCTACAGGGTCAACATGGCCTAAAGGGTGACACTGGCGAACAAGGACCACAAGGATTAAAAGGCGATACAGGCGATAAGGGAGACAAAGGCGCTCCTGGTAAAAATGGCGCTTTAGGTGAGCGTGGTTTTATGGGACCACCAGGACCGCAGGGTGACTTAGGTCCAATGCCAAAGCATGAGAAAAAAGGCTTGATGCTTAGGTTTGAGTCTGAGCCAGGCGTCTGGGGTAAGTGGTTCACCATGCCAACTGGTGGCGGTGGCGGTGGCCGAGATGACAAGCTATTTGATCGGCAAGCTCAACTTGTAGAAGTTGGTGATCTTGTTAAATTAAAAGCAAGCAATGCCAATAAAGTTATTGGCTCAGATGGAACAAATTTAGTATGGGCAACAGCAAGTGGTGGTGTTGCATCTGTTGCATCTGCTGATGGCAGTATTGTTGTTACTACAGTTGGATCGGCTGTTGATCTTGCTGTATCGCAAACGTCTCCAGCCTCGGTGCTTGTTGAGCAAGTAAGAAATTCTACTGGTGCAACACTTACCAAAGGCACAGCGGTTTATATCTCTGGCGCTACAGGACAATTGCCAACTGTCTCTAAAGCTCTAGCTACAGGCGATGCCACATCAGCGCAGACCTTGGGATTGATTACCACTGACTTGGCAAACAATTCAAATGGTTATGTAACTATCATTGGATTGGTTGATGATCTTGATACATCTGCATATACAGATGGAGCGCAACTTTATTTAAGCCCAACGACAGCAGGAACTTTGACTGCTACAAAACCCTATGCGCCTAACCATTTAGTTTATGTGGCTGTTGTTGCTCATGCCCACCCAGTTCATGGCAAGTTGATTGTTAAAGTACAAAACGGCTATGAAATGGACGAGTTGCACAATGTGTCTGCTCAGTCTCCAACCACAGGACAAACACTTGTCTATAACTCTAGTACATCTTTGTGGGAAAAGAATACAGTTTCTTTAACTGCTGGTGTTAATGGAACATTGCCAATAGCAAATGGTGGAACTGGTGCAACTACATTGGCTGGCGCATCTATTGCCACTTACTCAGGTACTGAGACACTAACGAACAAACGCATTGACCCAAGAGTTACTTCAGCCGCATCTGCATCATCTTTAACACCTGATATATCGGCTAGTGATGTCTACGCATACACAGCATTGGCGGCAGGACTCACTATCAATGCCCCAACGGGAACGCCTCTTGATGGGGACAAGTTGATATTTAGATTGTTGGATAACGGCACAAGTAGAGCGTTGACTTGGAACGCAACATACACAGTTATTGGCGTGACTTTGCCAACAGCAACAACTATCAGTAAAACAACTTATGTAGGTTGTATTTATAACGCCAACAACACTCGTTGGGATGTAATTGCAGTAACCACACAGGCTTAATATGGTAAAGATTGACTTCTCTTTTCACTCACAATACGGCACATTTGCAGATGCTTTGCATTTGGAAGATGATCACGGACTAACCCAAGATGAGATCAATGCCATGCAACAGCAGAGGTTTGATAACTGGGTTGCCATAATAACTGCGCCTCCATCTGAAGAAACTCCATCTGAGGAGGTCTAATGGCTGATCGCTATTGGATTCTTGGCACAGGTTCTTGGAGTAGCACCAACACGGCTAACTGGTCTGCATCATCAGGTGGGGCTGGCGGTGCATCTGTCCCAACTGCATCAGATAACGTATTCTTTGATGCAAACTCAAATGTAGGAACTGGTGCATTTACAGTCACTATGGCAAACTCGCCAAGGGTCTGTAATGACTTTTTAGCGTCAGGTCTTGATGGAACGATGACCCTTGCTGGTACAAGCATTGGATTAACAGTATCAGGCAGTCTTACATTTCAAGCCACAAACTTTACTCGCTCGTATTCAGGCACAACCACATTTAACGCTACAACAACTGGTAAAACTGTAACTACTAATGGCGTTGCATTTGGTGGCGCTGTTGATTTTAATGGCGTTGGTGGAGGATGGACTCTTGGCTCTGCAATTAGTTGTGGAACTAGCGTATTTGGAGTCACAAACGGAACATTTGATACTTCATCATCAGGAAATTATGCAATAACTGCTGGGGCTTTTGCTGGTAATGTTACATCTGTAAGAACAGTTAATTTAAATGCTTCTACTATTACTTTATCAAGTACTAGTTTTGTTACATATCAATCAACTAATCTTACGTTTAATGCAGGAACATCAACAATAAATGGTTCTAACGCAAGTGCAACTTTTGCTGGTGGTGGATTAACTTATTACAACGTAGCGTTTACATCTACGGCTCTTGCCTCACCATCAATCACAGGCGCAAATACATTTAATAATCTATCTATAACTGGTAGAACTACTATTGGTATTGGCGTATTAAGTATTGGCGATAACCAAACAATTAACGGAACATTTACAGTTAGTGCGGGTACTGCATCGGCATACCGAATGCAGATTTCTTCTAGCGTATTTCCCACTACACGAACTTTAACCTGTGCGGCAGTATCTTTAACTGATGTTGATTTTAGAGATATAACTATTGCAGGGGCGGCATCGCCTGCTTCTGGAACAAGACTAGGTGACTGCAAAGGCAATACCAATATAACTTTCCCTGCGGCTAAGACTGTTTACTATGGTCAGACTGGTTCTGCTAATTGGGGCGCAACTGGTTCAGGTTCTTGGTCTGCTACATCAGGTGGATCATTAGACGCAACTCAGTTTCCACTAGCACAAGATACTGCTGTATTTCCTGCGGCTACATACCCTGCTTCTGGTTCAACAACAACTATTAACGCCAACTACAACATTGGCACAATAGATATGTCGTTGAGAACGTCAGACACTATGACGTTGGCAACAGGTTCAAATTTCCCATTAATTTTTGGTAATTGGATAAATGGTACTGGTATTACTATTTCTGGTACTGCAACAATTACGTTTATTGGGCGTACAACACAGACAATCACAAGTTCTGCAAAAACTTTTACGCAAAACATTGGTATTAATACCCCAAGTGGTTCTGTTACTTTACAAGATGCGCTGTTAATAACAGGCATAGCAACAACATTAACCAATGGCACATTAGATTTAAATGGCTTTACATTAACTGTTGGCACAAGGTTTACAACTGCTACGGGCACAAAGAATTTAACTTTTAATGGTGGTACTTTAGTTTGCCCAACAGCCTCTACAACTGCATTTAACAACGCTGTTCCCACAGGATTTACTACAACAGCAGGCACAGGCACAGGCGCAATCTCTATGACTGCCGCAACTGCCAATACGTTTGTTGGTGGTGGGTCTACGTTTAATTGCACACTAAACCAAGGTGGTGCTGGTGCTTTGACCATTACAGGCTCAAACACATTTAGCAATATCACTAATACTTATAAAAGTACTGGTGCAACCTCTATTTTATTTACTGCTGGAACAACAAATACTTTTGCTGATTGGAATGCTAGTGGAGAATCTACAAGAGTTTTAATCATTAGTTCGGTAACTGCCGCAAGCCATACATTGTCCAAGGCAAGTGGTACTGTAAGTTCAGACTTTCTGTCTATCAATAGGTCAACGGCTACGGGTGGGGCAGGATGGTACGCAGGGGCTAACTCCACAGATGTGGGTAATAACTCAGGGTGGATATTTACTGCACCACCTGCGCCAACCGCAACAGGCAACTTCTTGGTGTTTTTCTAAGGGAAAATGTCTAAGGCAATTGACAAACTACAAACAAAAATAATACTGGCACATATTGCCAAGAAAAGGAAACGTATGAGTGGATGGGATGATCTTGAGGCAGAGCCTGCTGCGTTTGAGCCTGATCAAGATAGGGTAGATCTGAACCTCCAGGTGGCAAAAACCTTTGCCAGCGTTGAAGGTCAAAAAGTGTTGGCGTGGCTGCGAGAGTTCTATCTTGAGCAGCCCTGCTGGCAACCAGGCTCGGACAGTTCGCTGGGTGTG